TCTATCACATCTGCTGGTGGGTTTCCTGCATCTGGTATAGTAGGATCAAGATCAGCTCCTGGTGGTATTCCTATCTCTCCGCCTTCTTGCATGTCTATAAAACCGCCTGCTGATTTAGAAGCTTCTATTCTCCTATCCATATGGGGTGTTCCTGGTTGAATAAGAATATCAGACCATGCTCTTGCAGATTGTTCTGTAGTTAAGTTAGGATCAAAAATAATATTTCTTAATCTTCTAGCATTTTTACCGCCTATTTGATCTCCTGTATCAAATTCATTTTTTATGTAGAGTAATTGAGCATCTATACTGTCTTGTAAATTATTGTCTTCAACAAATTTAAAGTATGCTTCTTTTTGACCTGGGCTACTAAACTGTATAAGACCATACCCTGTACCACTTCTACCTTCATCTTGTAATTGAGTATGACTAAAAGTACCGCCAGTTTCTACATCTATATTTCCTAATAAACCTTTTATACCTATTTCAGGAAGGTTCATATTGTCTGCAAGCCAGTTTCCTATATATTCTTTTCTCTCTTTAGGTGTTCTATTTTTAATGGGAGGCTCATAGTTAAATTTAGGACCTAGCTTTTTACCTAATTCTGTTCTTGTATCATAGCCTATGACGTTCCCATCATCATCATAATAAGGTGGAAAATCTTCTTCACGAACAAAACCTTCTCTAGGAATACCAATTACTTCTCTAAGATCATCTACTGTCTTCACGTTTAGCCTCCGCCCTCACCCTGTCCTGTAATTGGAGTAACATTCCCAGTAAAGCCGCCTTCCCCTGCAGTTGGCGTAGTTCCTGTTCCGATTGTGCCACCACCAACGCCTGTTGGATCAGCAGGGTTTGCTCCTGCAGGAACTCCTTCAGGGGCTCCCATGTTTGGTTGTTGTTCACCAGAGGCAAGAGCCTCTTCGCCAGTTGCTTGTCCATTTAAACCTCTTAAAATTTCAGCAAATATTTGTGCTTCGTTAACATCATTAACTAACTCATCAGGCTCCATGTCCTGAGCTATTGCTAGTTCCTTAATCAACGTAGGTAATTTTACAAAAGGAGCAAGCATCGGATTAGCTACAGTTTGTAATAGCATAGTTAATCTTTGTGACCTTACTTCTTTCATCATTACAGACGTTGTGCCTTTAGGTTTAATCTCCAAATCACCCATTGTTGCATCTTCATCCTCTGAGAATTGCATATTCCACATGAACATGTTTTCTCCTAGAGGTCTAAGAAGATGATCATCTATATTTTTAATAACAGTTTTAATGCCTAAGCCTGCTGAACCCATTAACATAGATAGTCCTGCTGCAGTACGACCAGTACCAGTCACGCCAGTCTGACCATGAACAATACTAGGTATACCTGTCTCTTCATCAGCAAGTTGCCTTGCTTTATCATACATCTGGAGGTTTTCTACTGCTGTACTAGGAAACTTAATTCCTGTAATACCAGTACCAGGAGCTCCAGACTGTCTCCTAAATATTTTACCAGGATATATATCCATAGACTGACCTGGTACCATCATGTTTTCGTCTACTTCAAAAATTAAATTACCAGCTAATGCTAAGTTGTCGATAGCCATACGCACATGACCATTCATTAGTAGCTGTGCATCTTCCATATTTTCAGGAACACCTATACCAAAAAATCTGTAAGGGTTTTTTTCATATGGGAATACTTGATAAGGTAATCTTTCAGGTACAAATGGATTTAATACTACTCTTAATACTTCGTTACCACATATCCAAGCGTTTACTTGTATTTGATCTAAAGGTGAGGTACTATCTGGTATATCTAATTGTATTTCTCTTGCCATTTTAGCATCTAACACACCCCAATATTCTAATACTTCAAACCTATCTTCATTATAGATAGGATCATTATCTGCGTATAAATCGTTTTCAAAGTATCTTTCTTCATAGGAACTTCCCATAGTAAGACATGCTTCAATAGCATCT